TGATACTGGATTAATTTGCCTTAAATTAAAAGATAATGTATGAACATAAACTCCTTGTCCATCTCCCTTCATATCAAAATCTTCATCAAAACTGGTAAATTGTATGCTTTGTACTTCTACTCCAGAAGCTGGATAAGTTCCAGATTTCCTATCCAAAGCTATTCTTACCTTTTGTGCTAAATCTGCTACTTGAGAATATTTATCAGAATAGCATAAAATTGTAAAATTATTTGTATCTAATGTGCTTACTCCATCTTTTGTATCATTTGGATCAACTCCAGTTGTTGTATAGATAAGAAATGGAAATGCAGTAGATTCTCTTGCTACATTTGGAAAAATCCTTGTAGATACAATAGCAGCTACATCACTATCAGTACTTAAAATATTATATATTGCGTATCCTATCTTCATTTAATATCCCCATTTACCAAAATTCTTAAAAGATGGTTTCTGCATTCTCTTCTCATGTCTTTTTATTGCTTTAGCTGCTATATTTGCAGCTTTTGAAAATGCTGTTTTTGTCATTTTTACTTTATTTCTATCCCACGCTGGCTGCATAAATTTAGTAGCTCTACTTCTATACTTTCCAAAATGCATAACCTCATTACCATACTCAAGCCAAGCTCCATAATATCCACCCTTATTTTTCGCATACGCTCTCTTTACTCTTGGGCCTAAATATAATCCCAAATGATTCTTACTATCTCTTGTTGTAAAGAAATGGATACTCTTTTTTAGAGTTCCTTTAGCTATCCTCTTATTTTCATCTGGCGGATATACTACACCCCTTACTTCTGTTCTATCACTTACATTCTTACTATCTCCCAGTTTTGGAGCTAACTCTTGAGCATCTTTTAATGCTTCTCTACCTACTTCTCTCCAAAGAGCTTTCCACACTGTATATCTTTTTATTTGTTTTGGCAAAGCAGCAAACATATCATTAATCTCTTTAGCACCCATCAGCTTAACTGCGGATTTCATTTGCTGCGATTTTTTACCAAAATTTGCCATTAATCTTTTTGCTCTGTTTTAATTTTTACAAATCTATCTCTTCCTTCTATTTGTTCTATATTATGAAGATAATAATATTTTAATGCACCTCCATCAGTATATCTTATTCTATATTCCATTGTAGGCCTTGCAGCTCCCTCACTATCTGTACCAGAAATAAAGCTATCTAAATCTAAATTTCTTATATAAAAATTTACTTTTGTTAAGCTTGTAATCTTATCAGTTTCATCTGATTCACTTCCGCCATCCCATTCCATTTTAGCCCATACAGTTCTGTAATTAGTCCACTCACTAACTTCTATACTTCCATAATCAGTAGATGCTACTGTAGGATATTGTAAAGTAATTCTTCTATCAAGCTCTCCTATTGTCATAATGTCTGAACTTTAAATTGCTCTAATAAATATTGAGCTGATTTAGGTAATTCAGTAGATATTCTTCCAATTACAACTTCTTGCCTATTCTCATACCAATTACCAATAGTTAAAAGTACTGCTTCTCTTATTCCCTCTGGCACATCAGATGCAGCTGATCCATATCCTACTACATACGTACATTGAACTGCATTAATTCTATCTGCTATTGCTGGATAAGATTGATTTGGCTTTAATCCTATTCTTGCTGGCTGATGAACTATATCAGTTAAATACACATCAGTAGATAATGTTTGTAAACTATTATTACTATCATAATATTGTATCCTTGTAATAGAGCTTACTTTACTTTTAAATAATGTAGCAAGATCACTAAACTTATCTCCATATTGAGTTATAGTAGTATTAATAAAATATCTATTAGTAAATATTTGAGCTGATTCAGTAGCTGCACTTATTAGATTATCTATATAAGTATCATCTGCTGTTGTATCTACTTTTAAATGTGTTTTAGCTTCAGCAGTTGTTAATATTGCTGCTGCTGCTGCTGTTTCTACTACAAAACTTTTTGCCATTTTATTTTAGTTTTAAAAAAAAGGGATGGTAGCTATTACCACCCCTTTAATTATTAATTGTAAATATTATGCCTCTAAATTCTTTTGGAATGTAGTAGCTTGAACAGCACCAGCATCCATAAGAGATGTAAGTACATATCGTGGCTCTCCAGTTGAAGCTCCAGTATACACATCATAAATAACATCTAATCCACCAAATTGAGCTATATGGACTTTAGAGAAATCTCCAAACATAGCAGCAGTTTTTGAAGCAGTACCGCCAGAGTTCAAGTTAGATGTAATGAATGAGAAATATCCATTTAATCTTTTATCAGCATGATCATACAAAGCAGAAACACTACCTACTTGAGCTAAAGATTTTACATCAGCATAAGCAGCTGGGTTAAGAATGTAAGCCATTCTTGCTCCTTCTAAAGCTACATCAGCAGCTAATAAGTCAGTTTCCATTTTCTCTACATTAGTTAAAGAAATAACAGATGTAGCAACAGAAGTTGCATCCTTAAATAATGAAGTAGGAGCAGCTGTAACATCATCATTACCTAAAAAAGCTGATTCCATTGTAGCAGCAACACTTTGAGCCATACTTCTTCTCAATGCAGCTTCAATAGAAGCATTTTGAGTAACAGCTTCAGCTGATACATTTACGATTGAGATACATTTCTTTGGGCTTAAAGTTAAAGAAGTAGCAGTTCCGTTTGCAGCTGGAGCAGAGCCACCAGATTCAGCAACAAATAAAGAATTAATACTTGCAAAAACTGGAAATTTCATATTATTAATTCCGCTGTAAAAGTTAGCTCCAGCAGATGCTAAAACTAAATTAGCTTCAAGCTGATCAGTCCACGCCATTACATCAGTAGAATTTGCAGCAGCAGTACCAATTGCAGCTCTTGTTAGTATGCTTGATGGAATACCAATTCCTTTGTAAGATTGTCCAGTGTATCTTGATTCACTTCTTGCTTCCTCATCCATTTCTTTTACAAGACCTTCAATCCTACCAGTTGCAGCTTGTTTAAGTGCATCTTGAAATGAATAATCTCTTAATTCTTTTGCTTCTTTTTTAGAAGAAACTCCAGATACTACAGCAGCATTACGCTTAACTGTTTCAAGCTTTTCAGCTCTTTCAATCTTAATATCTAACTCATCAACTTCTGCTAATAAGCCATCTACTTGATTGTTCTCATCTTGCGTTAAATCTCTTTCTTCAGTAGTAGCAACATCTTTGATGTTCTCTAAATTAGAAATAATATCAGAACGCAATTCTTTTAATTCAATACTATTTTTCATAATTGTTATTTTAATTTATTATTTTCTCTTTTTTAATTCTATCTTTAATGCAACAAGAGAACGCTGCACCAAATCTTTTTCTTGTCTTTTATTTTCTTCTTTTTCTTTATGTAAAGCCAATGAGCGTTTAGCTAATGTTAAATCATCAGCATCAGGATATGCTGGATAAGTTACTGGAGAAACATCATAAAGGTTTTTAACTTTATTTATAGTTCTTATCTCTCCATCTTCTGTAGATTCCCAGCTATCTTCTTCAATTGTAAATGCAAAACTTGACTGTGTAATATCTCCACGCTCCATTGAAATTATTAAATCTCTACCATAAGTAGTATCTGGTACATCAAATGTATACTGTAATCCATCAGCAGTCTGCTCTAAATTAAGAGTTCCGCTTGTAGTTCTTGCCAGTAATAGATTAGGATCATGATTTACCAATGCTCTTACATCATCCGTTAATACATTCTCAAAAGCATTAGGAGCAATCACTTCTCTAAAGCCGCCTAAATCACTTGAAAGCTGATTAAATACAGCAGCATGACCAGTTATGGTGGTTGAGCCATCTTCCCTTTTTTCTGTTCTGGTTTCAATGTTAAAATATCTTTTCTCCATAGTTATAGTTTTAGTCCATATATCTTCCGCCTTTCTTGTTAAAGGCTTATTTCTTTCAGTATCAAAAAAGCTTTCATGCTTTTCTTCTTTTAATTTATCTCTTTTTTCTTCATCTGTTTGAGGGCCTATAGGATCAAATGATTCATCTCTCTCATCTTCATCTGTATTATTACTTGCATAAGTAAAAAGAATATTCATAGTATCTCCATCATCTCCGCTTACTTCAATTAAAACTTCCCCTTTAGTATGCAGCTCTTCCATTTGCTCTTCAGTAAAATTCATTGTAAAATCTATATCATCTGAATCTATATCATTTTGATAATAGCCCTCATTGTCTTTTTCACATTCTTCTTTGGAATCATATTGGCAAGCACCAGTCTTGCCCCATTTCCATTTCCCATTATTACATTCTTCACACGGCATCCTCTCCTATTTTTTCTATTGTTGTCATATTCATTTGCATAAAGTGTTTATCTCCACCCTCAATAGAGTTTAGATTTTCTTTTTGTCTTACTTCATTAATGCTCATATAGCCATTAGTAATGGCAGTTTTATAAGCTTCATTTCTTGTTTTTACATCTCCTCTCAATAATCCATTTACATTAAATTCTATAAATGTCTTTCCTATTTCATTTGTCCTAAACAATTTGTAATTCATTTCGTTCTCAATCCTTGTTAAATAAGGCATTAGAGTATAGGTAACAA